GCGGATCGCCGACGGCACCCAGGCATCCTTGGCGACCCACGGCACGCCATGCCCCGCCGTTGCCAGTGCGCCTGCCAGCGACGCAGCCGCACGCAGATGGTGCTCCATGGTCGCGTAGTCCTCGGCCGAAGTAGCCCGCCCAAGCTCGAGCTCCAGCCGCGCACCGACATCATCCCGCAGCGCAAGTAGCTCCGAAACCTCCGCCTCGCTCGATGCCTCGCTCATCGTCCTGTCCTTCCGGCACGGAGCACCATCGCAGCGGACACGTTGCTACGCAGCTCGTCGTTGCCGCCCTGGCCTACCAGCGCCAAAGCCTCATCGATGGTCGAGCCCGCATCGACATCAGCGAGCACACCAGCAACCGCACGTGGCAGCCGCGGTGCCGGAAGGTGTGCCGTGGGAGTCGTGAACCTCGTCAACATCCTGAAACCTCCGAGTAGTCGGTTCGTTCGGTGAGGACAGTATGCCCACACTGACGGCAAGACGTCAAGGGGTAATATCGTCAGAGCGTCAATCGATGCCGACGCATAGACGAACACGCGCGAGGACGGCTGTCCCCTTGCGCCCATCATCATTGAGGTGCGGGACAGGGTGCCGATACATCGACGGCGGTCGATGCGTGAACAGTGTTCGCACTAGTTGACGTACGCCAGTGCCGAGTATGTCATCGGCCACACAATGGGCGCTACACCCCTGCGCCCCATCGATGCGCCTAGTACTGTCCCCTTCCATCCCGTCGAGACGAGATGATGATGATGTGAGGATCCGCGTCGCGTGCTGACGTGAGATGACATGTGTCAAGATGGCACAGGATGGTACGGAATGATATGGAACGGGCCCGCGGTTCCCCCAGCGCGCGCGCCTGCCCTATATATACTCCGGGCGGGACAAGTAGTTGCCGAAACACCTTCATGACATCCGCAGGGGGTGTTGCGGAGGGTTTCGGGCCGGCGGGCTGGCCTGTCAAACTTCGGGCTGGCTGCCGGGGGTTCGGCATCTTGTGCTGTGATCGGTCGGTTGTTTGATGGGGTTGTATGGCCTGTCAGGTTTTCGGTTCGTTGTCGTTCGATGGGTGTCGTACGGGTGTTGTCAGCTGCGAGGCTGACAGCTTTCAGCTAGCGGTCTGTTGGCTTCTTCGCCGCCGCGGGGCGGAGCCCCTAGCGGCGTCTGGCCGCTTGTGGGTACCGTTTCGGTCACGTGCTGACGGCTTTGGTGTCCTTCCTACCGTCCGTGCCCAGGTGGACCTCTCGGCTGTTGGCATAGCCCTGCCCCCAGCTGGGAGACGGCCGGTTCAGTGCGCTGCCCTGTGGGCTTGTCGCGGTGAGCGAGGCTTGATCGGTTGAGAGCGTTGTGGGGGTACCGGGCGTCTCTTGACTGCCCCACACCGATCTACCTCGTCGGTTTCACCCATCCCGGGGTTCCGGGGCCGCTGCGGTGCTCGGGCTTCGGCCGTCCCGTTTCGCGCTATCGCTCGGGCGCACCCCGCCCGGCTTCTGGCGCCGGGAGCCTTGCTCGATTGTCGCTCTCCCCCTTGTGCCCCGGCATGGCTGTACCAGGTCAGCTGGTACAGGTTGTACAGATTTCTGTACGGGTTGGGGGGGGCGTCTCTCTGTCCTGATCCTGGGACACGGGCTGTATCGAGTCAGCTGGTACAGTCGGTTGCGGGTGCAACGTCTCCTGGCCTGTGCGCGTACGTGCTCATTCCTGGTCTGGGTGCGTACGTGCCCACCGGTGGGCTGCTGTCCGGCCTGGTGCCGGTCCGTTCGCATGATGAGGGTCGGTTCTTGAGTGTTCGGAGGCCGCCCCGGCCATGCCGGGGACTAAGGGTGACATCAGGAGGTGCGCGTGAGCCGTCCGTTGAGGATCTACGACGATGAGGGTGCGGTCTGCTGTCTGGACGGCAACATCCCGGGGGTGCTGCTGGATCCGGTGACGGCCAGGCCGCTCCGAATAGGTACGAAGTCCTGGCAAAGGGCGATGGAGAGGCTGCACGACCTGATGGCGGGCGAATGATGGGCCGTGTGGGCGAGTTTCGGCGGCTTATGCGTCTCTGGGCGTGGGGGGCAGTGCTGGATCTGGCCGAAATGCAGCTGGCGAGCATCACGAGGACCGAGATGGAGCTGACAGAGGCCGATCATGCGTTTCTAGACGACGAAGGAGCCCGCTGGTGACTGTCTGCGCCCTGTGCGGCCATGCCCACGACCCTGAAGAGGTTGTCCAGGTGACTTTCGACGGTGAGGTCGCCTGTTTTCCGGCCTGTAGGGGGTCGGAATGATGGCTGACGGGCCGGACGAGCTGCCAGAGGCGACCAGGAAGAAGAAGCCGCCGACCCGTGAGCCGAACTTTGTCCTGATGGAGGAGTTCGCGGCCTGGGAGGCGACCCCGCGACGTCTAAAGACGTCGCTGGGCCTTCCGACGTCGAAAGCGAAGTTCGCCGAGTTCAAAGGCATGTCGGAGCGGACCCTGTACAGGTGGCTCAAAGATCCCAGTTTTCTGAAGCTGTTGGAGCAGAAGAAGCTGATCCAGCTGGCGAACACGCCGAACTCGTCGGTGTCGGCCCAGATCGGGGCTCCGCGTCCGTATACGGACAAGCGGGCGGTCAGGTCGCGGGGGCTGGAGCCTGCGAAGCCTGCCCAGGATCAGGACGATCCGGTGTACGACGTGCCGGGGGCGGATCAGGGTGAGGTCGCCTATCTGAAGGTGAAGGACACGTTGGCCCGGATGGCTGCGGACGGCAACCAGGGGGCGATGGACCTGTTTCTGAAGCATTACGGGAAGTCCTATCTCGAGGCGGAACGGGAGGACGTGAACCCGTTCGAGGCGCTGTCGGACGTGCAGCTGGTGCATCGGGTGTTGGAGACGATCGGGGCCGAGTATGTGGCGGACTGGGTGGCGAACCGGGTGGTGGCCGATGCCTGAGCAGGCTCCTGTGCAGGTGTTCCGCGGGGCGCAGATCCGTCCGGTATGTGACGGGGGGTGCGGCCGGCGGAAGCTGGCGTTCGCCTACAGGGGCGGGCTGCTGACGTTGTGCGAACCGTGTTTCGGCAGGGTGGGCGACTGGACCGGGTGGCTGGCTGTCGAAGACCTGCATGGCTGACATCCTTCACGACCGGACCCGCAAGCAGCTCGTCAAAGCCCTCACTGTGTTGCGGTGGAGGGCTTTCGCCGAGGACCCGCTCCTGTTCATGCGCGAATGTGTGTGGGTGGAGGCGAAGCCGAAGATGGCCCGGCTGCGTGGCAGGCCGGGCCATAACCGGGTGCCGTTGGAGCTGTTCGGATACCAGCAGGAGGCCCTGGGGACGATCCGGGACAACCAGTTCACGGTGGTGTTGAAGGCCCGCCAGCTGGGGTTGACGACGATCGTGATGGCGTACGCCCTGTGGCTGCTGCTGTTCCGTCCGGGCACGTCGATCGTGCTGGTGTCGAAAGATCAGGACACGGCAGACTCTGCACTGCTGATGTTGGACGTCATGTGGCAGTTCATGCCGGAAGACGTCCGGGCGCAGGCGCCGCAGCTGGTGAACGATGCGGCCCGGCATCACGCCTGGAAGTTCGGCGACGGGTCGATGTCGAGGATCCGGTCGTACGCGGCGACAGAGACGGTGGCGGCGGGCGGGACCCCGGACCTGGTGATCTGGGACGAGGCGGCGCTGGCCCGGGCGCAGGGCGACACGCTGCGGACGTTGATGCCGTTGACGGACGCCGGCGGGTCGATGATCGTGTTTTCGACGGCCCGTGGCGGGTCGAACGGGTTCGCCAGCCTGTACAAGGAGGCGAAGCGGGGCCTGTCGATGTTCGTCCCGGTCTTCTACCCGTGGCACCATTCCCGGCTGATGAACCGGCTGGCGGACCGTGTGGCGTCCTGCCCGGCCGGGCCGTGCGACGACTGTGTGGACCGGACCGAATATGAGGCGAAGCGGCAGACGATGTCGCGGGAACCGTGGAAGTTCCATGGCGAATATCCGGAGGACGACGAGGAGGCGTTCCGCATGTCGGGGCATTCGCGCTTCTCGGGGCTGCCCGGCGAGGACGAGTTCGACGAGTTCCCGTTGCGCGGGTCTTTCGTCGAGGACGCGGACGGTAACCCGACTTTCTTGCAGAGTCCGGAAGGTAACCTACATATCGTGCAGGAGCTTCTGGATGGGGTGCCGGAGGGTGCGACCGCGGTGCTGGCGGTGGATCCGTCGGAGGGTGGCGGTGGCGACTTCCTGGCGATGACTGCCGGATGGATGGACGAGGACGGGGTCCCGTGCCGGATGGCGTTCTGGCATTCGAACGATTTCGAGCCGGCCGATGTCGCTACGGAGGCGAACCTGCTGGGCCGGTTCCTGGTCGGGTCGGACGACCGTCCGGCCCTGCTGGCGGTCGAGAAGGCGGGCGGCTACGGGGACACGATCCTGCATGAGCTGCGGACCGTCCACCGGTATCCGCACCTGTACGTACATACGTACACGGGCCACCGGAAGAACCGCCGGGACACGACGTTCGGGTTCCCGATGAACCCGACACGGCGGCCTCTGGTGATCGACGCGCTGGCGAAATGGCTCCGTTTCGATACCGGGGTGCCGACGATGATCGGGGTGGATCCGCTGCTCCGTGCCGAGCTCGGGTCGTTCGTGGTGAGGGAGGATGGGAAGGTCGCAGCGGACGTCGGGGCGTATGACGATCTTGTCATGAGCACGGCGATCTGGGTGTACGTCCTCCAGGAGCGGGGGAAGTCGGCCACGTCGGCCATGCCGGAGCCCAAGGGTGAAGACGACGGCAAGGTGCTGCTGTCGGTGGCGCACCTCTTCGCCGAGGCGGAGGAGATCCGTCAGAAGCAGGACGTACGCGATGCGAGGCAGATGCGGCGGTTGATGCGGAGGGTGAGATGACCAGGAAGTTGAAGGCTTACACCTTCGAGCAGGCCCGTGACCTGGTCACCGACGCCGTCCTGGGGTCGAAGAAGCGCCACGAGCGGTGGCGCCTGCTGGAGGCCCTGTACCGGACCGGGTCGATCTCCCAGGCCGAGCAGCAGGTCGTGCCCGGGAAGATCGGCGAATTCTTCCCCGACCTGACCGACGAGGTCGTGAATCTGGTCCTGCCCCACCTGAACATCATCCTGGCGTCGGTGATCGCCCGCGACCCGCAGCTGGTCGCCGTCCCGTACGGGGGCGGCGAAGCTGCCGAGGCGCACCGGGACACGGTCGAGGGCGTCCTCAACTACTTCTGGTCCCGGCTGCAGACGACCCGGGAGCTCCGGGACGCCACCCAGGACGCGGTGTTCTTGGGCTCAGGGTTCATGAAGACCGGCTGGATCACGGTGGTCGGGGACGAGGAGGACCGTCACGAGGGTGACGTCCTGGAGGACGCGCTGGCGTTCGCCGAGGGTGAACGTCTGCTGGCCGACCTGGAGGGCGACGACGGGTTCCTGCCGGACCTGGAAGAGGCGGTCGAGCATGTGCCGCATTCGTCCCGGCAGACGTTGCGTGATGAACCGTTCACCGAGTACACGTCGCCCTACGACCTGTTCGTGCCGGCGGACTGCCGGCGCATCGAGGACGCCCGCTGGATCGCCCACCGGGTCTCCCTCCCGTTGGACGAGGTGCTGGCCAACCCGGCCTACAGCGTCACCGAGGAAGACCTGAAGACGGACGGGGCGTCCGGCGGTTCGTACGACGAGTTTGTGGCCGAGTCGGCCCGGCAGGCGTACGAAGATGAGGGGGTCTACTCGAACGCGACCGCCACCGAGATGGTGACGCTGTACGAGTTCTACGACATGAGGACCCGGAAGCTGACGATCTTCCAGCATGACGGGACCGAGCCGATCTTCGAGGACGAGTTCGCCTGGTTCCATCAGCTGCCCCCGTTCGTCCATGTCCGCAACTATCGCCAGTCGGGCAACGATTTTTGGGGTTTCGGGGATCTGGAGAACATCGCGACGGCCCAGTCGCTGTATAACGAGATGCTGTCGGAGCAGGTCGGGTCGGCCCGCCGTGCGGGGAACAAGTCGATCATCCGGAAGGACCTGTTTTCGGCCGAGTTGAAGTCGGTGCTGGAGTCTTCGGAGGGTGACGCGGTCGGCGTGGTCGATCTGCCGCCTGGCGAGGATCTGCGGACGGTGGTGATGCCGATCGAGCGCCGTCCGCTTCCGGAGGAGCAGTTCCATCTGAAGGCGGAGATGGGTGAGGCGGTCAAGACGATCCTGGGTATCAACGATTTCCAGGCTGGCGGGTCGGGGGCGGACCGGATGTCGGCGACGGCTGCTGCGGTGGTGGACGGGGTGGCGACGTTGCGTGCCCAGGACAAGATCGGGTCGGTGGAGGATGCGGCGAGCGCCGTGTCGACACGGATGCTGCTGTTGTGCCAGCAGTTTCTGGATGCGCCGACGGCGATCCGGGTGGCCGGGGTGGAGAAGGCCAACTGGATCGACGTGTCGCAGGACGACATTGTGGGCGAGTTCATGGTCAGTGTGGAGGGCGGTTCGACGAAGGCGATCAATCCGCAGACCCGTGAGGCGCAGGGGTTGCGGACGTTGGGCGAGGTGCTGCCGGCGCTGGTCCAGCTCGGGTATAGCCACAAGCCGGCGTTGCGGCAGGCGTTGCGCGATCTGGGGTACGACCCGGATGTGCTGCTGGTCGCGCCGGAGCAGCCGGAGCCGCAGCCGGGTTCGGAGAGTGGGGGGGGTCCGCCGCCGGCGGAACGGGACCCTTTCGCGGAGCAGGCGCAGGCGGAGGCGGGGCCGTCGAATGGTGAGCAGATGATGCAGATGGGTGGTCCGCCGATGCCGGCGGATGCGCAGGCGGCCGGACGGGTGCTGCTGTAGGCCATGCCGGGGCTCAAGGGTGAGGGATAGGGAGGTCGTCTGTGGCTGTCCAGGTCGTTACGGTGTCGGGGCTGGTGCTCCTGCAGGACGGGGTGACCCCGGCTACGGGTGTGATCTCGTTCGTGCGGAACGCCGAGGTGTTGGACGCTGCCGGTGATGTGCTGCTGGCGCCGGTGTCGACGTCGGCGACGTTGGACGCCGCCGGGGCGTTCTCTGTCGACTTGACGGCGACGGACGAGGGTGACCCGGTCGGGACTGTCTACCGGGTGACCGAGAAGGTTGAGGGTGCCCCGGTCCGGGTGTTTTCGGTGGCGTTGCCGGCGGCTGCGCCGGCGGTGCAGTATGTGGATCTGGTGCCGGTGGCGCAGGTGCCGGAGTATGACCGGTTGGCGACGAGGCTGTTCGTGCAGGAGGTTGCTGACGCGATCGGGGTCGGCCCGCAGGGGGACTCGATCGAGTACGTCTGGGACGGCACCCGGCTTGGGGTCAGGGTGGAGGGGCAGCCGACCTTCGCCTACGTCGATCTTGAGGGCGCCCAGGGCATCCAGGGGGTGCAGGGCATCCAGGGCGAGACTGGGGCGAACCTCGAGTTCGTCTGGAGCGGTACCCAGCTTGGTGTCAGGGTGGAAGGGCAGCCGGGCTTCACCTACGTCGATCTTGTGGGCCCGCAGGGGATCCAGGGCCCCCAGGGCATCCAGGGGGTGACGGGCGATACTGGGGACATCGGTGCCCAGTTCCAGGGCACGTGGGCCGCGGGGACGTACGCGGTCGGCGACCTGGTGGAGCATCAGGGTTCGACGTATCTGACTGCTGTGTCGACGTCGGCTGTGCCGCCGTCTGCGCCGTGGGAGCTTGTGGCGGAGGCCGGAGCTGATGGTGTGGGTTCGCCGTCGTCGGCGCTGTCTCCGTCGGTGGATGCGGCCAGCCAGACGGGTGTGGTCGGCACGTCCGGGTCGTTCGCACGGGAAGATCACGAGCATCCGTCTGGGGCGTTCGAGACGGACGGGGCGACTGCCACTCACGCTGCGCTCGGCACCGGCGTCCATGGTGTCGGCGTGTCCACCATCGAGTCGGTGGCAGGCTCGCAGGCCAAGGCCGACGCGGCAGAGACGGCTGCGGGGACGACGGCGGCGAACGCCGACAACTTGACGTCGGGCACGGTCGCGGATGCTCGTATCGCGTCGACTGTCGCCCGCGACTCTGAGG